GCCTTCCCGGCACCATCCGTGGCTTCCGTGTATATCAGTCCAACAACCTTCCTTATAAAGGTACAGGCGCTGGTACATCTGCCTCTGCAGGTTCTGCAACTAACTTTGGTGTTCTGGTCGCAGGCCATGATTCCTCAGTAGCTGTGGCTGACCAGATTGCGAAAACTGAGAGCTTCCGCTCACCAGATACATTCGCAGACATCGTCCGGGGCATGCAGCTCTATGGCCGAAAAATCCTTCGCCCAGAAGGACTTATCACTGCAAACTACAACTTGGCCTAATGGTTAAGCGGGGGCAGGGCAACTTGCCCCCAACACCCTTCTTTAAGGATCATCCATGCCTAGTACTTACCTAGATTTATGTAACACGGTGCTTCGCCGCCTAAACGAGGTCGAGATTGCTGCGTCTGAGTTCGACACTGTTCGTGGTGTACAGGCTCTTGCAAAAGACAGCGTTAAGACTTCTGTTAGTAAGATCAATCAGGCTGAGTTTGAATGGCCCTTTAACGCTGCAGAACATACACAGCTTCTGATCCAAGGACAGGAAGAGTATGTTTGGCCTGAATTTTTAAAGGTAGCGGATTGGAACAGCTTCCAAATCCAGAAGAATACCGGTCTAAACACAGGCTTTAAAAAGCTAAAGCTAATTGATCGTGATGAATGGTACGCCCGTCATCGTGACAGCGACTACGATAGCGGAAATCAAGGTCGTGGCGTCCCTGACTATGTCTTTGCCAGCCATGGCAATGGTTTTGGTGTTTCTCCCTCCCCTGACGCAGCCTACAGCGTCCGTTTCCGCTATTATCTTAACTATGCTGATCTAACAGCATTCAACGATCAAACTCGTATTCCGACATCATTTGATAGCGTTGTGGTCGATGGAGCTTTGTACCACCTGTACATGTTCAAGGATAATACTGAAGCGGCACAGGCTGCATTTATGAGCTTTGAAAACGGCATAAAAGATCTACAGACTTTGTACATCAATAACTATGAGTATGTGCGTGACACACGGGTGAATTTCTGATGCCCGACCAGATCGAAAGTTTTAAGGTCATATGTGCAGGCGGTCTGAACAGTAACGAAAATCACCTTGATTTATCGGACAATGCTTCAGGTGCTGCTACACGTTTGATCAACTACGAGCCGTCATTATTTGGCGGCTATCGTCGTATCAACGGCTATAAAGAACTTGGTTATGTAGGTTCCGGTGGTCTAGGTGAAGTGGGTACGTCCGCTACATCTGAGGGGCCAGTTCTTGGATTGGCCATCTATCAGAACTCACAGTATAACAACCCATTTTATATCGCTGCCCGTGCAGATCTGGGTGGTGCTACATACAGCTTTTATAAGTATGTCCCGCTAGTTGGTTGGCAGGTCATCAATACAGGCGCTACACGCAATATGTCTGCGGGGCTGCGGTCAGTTAACCGTCTACGTCATGTGCAGTTTAACTATGGCGGCGGTGATGCAATCTGTTTTGTAGACGGTGTAAACCCTGCAATCGTATTTGATGGTAATACATGGTATGAAATCCTGACCGCAAATACTGGCGGTACAACAAGTCCCGGTGGTCCAATGGCCTTGGGCGCACCGTCCCTTGTAGACTTCTTCAAAAACACACTCTTCTTGGCAGGTGATCGTGGTTCTAAGCCGACAGTGGCGTATTCAGCACCTATTACCACAACAGACCCGCATGGTTACCTAAACTTCGGTGCGGCAATCGGTGGTCAGCTATCGGCAGGTTTTCCTGTAGTACAGATCAAGCCTTTCCGTGATAACCTTTTTATCTTTGGTTCTAATGCGATAACCAAAGCGGCTGCAGACGTAGACAATGCATTTATTACTGACCCTGTTACAGCTAACGTGGGATGCGTTGCTACAGACAGTGTGTTGGAGATCGGCGGGGACTTGATGTTCCTAGCACCTGATGGCTTCCGTCCTGTTGCAGGTACGTCTCGTATTGGTGACGTTGAGATTGAGTCCGTATCACGTAGTATCCAAGGTGCGCTTGTAGACATTATCGCCAACTATGATCTTGATACCTTATGCGGTGTCGTTATTCGCTCAAAGTCTCAAATCCGTTACTTTGTAGGTGCCGATAACACAGAAAAAGTTGACGCTTACGGTCTGATTGGAGGTCTTACTGAAACAAACGGTAGCATTTCTTGGAATTTCGGTGAACTTATGGGTATCCGTGCCCACGTTGCTACATCAGATTATGTAGGTTCTAACGAAGTTATTCTGCACGGAGACTTCGATGGTAAAGTATATCAGCAGGAACAAGGTAACAGCTTTTCTGGGGATGATATCCTATCGGTATACGCCACACCGTACCTAGACTTTGGTGATACGGATATCCGCAAATTAATGCGCCAAGTTAACACCTTCGTTCGTGCAGAGGGTCCATTTGAACTAAGTTTATCGCTACGCTTTGATTGGGGCGATTATAATAATCCTAGCCCTTCGTCATACACCCAAGACAGTAGAGGTGGCCCTGTTGAGTTCGCCGGACGTAACATTGATTACGCAGGCTCAAACGTACTTTACGGGGGCAACTCAAAACCCATCATGTCCACTAATATCCAAGGTTCGGGCTTTTCTGTTCGTGCTGAGTTCGTATCGATTGGTCAATTTGACCCGTACTCAATTCAAGGCCTTGTTTTTGAATATTCCGTTTCAGGGAGACGATAATGGCAGGTTACACACGCCAATCAGCAGCGCAGATTTATAACGGTGCGGATATTACGGCACCGCCGCTGAATGCTGAATTTAATAAATTAGAAGATACCTTTGATGGCTCTACAGGCCACAGCCATAATGGGGCCACAGGCCAAGGACCAAAGATCAACCTTGCTACTTCTGTAAGCGGGTATCTTCCTCCTGAACATGGTGGTTCGGGCGGTAAGAATAATTTTACTGCTACATCTAACCCAACAACATCAAACGATTCCACAGAGGGTTATGCTGTAGGGTGTCTATGGGAAAACGTCACTTCTGGGCGTGTCTTTATATGTGTAGGTAATTTTAGCGGTTCTGCGGTCTGGCGTGAACTGGTGCAGGTTAATGGCACCGCACAGGCTATTATCCCAGAGACTAACGATACTATTGATCTAGGCACACCAACAAACCGTTTTCAAGATTTGTGGCTATCTGGTGGGATTAGCGCACAAGGTAATGTATCTGTTGGTGGCACTACTGCTTTAACAGGCCTTTTGACCACTAACGGAGGAGCAAACCTAAACGGCCTAACTACACTGGCTCAGGTAGATGCTAACAGCGGTACTATCGACGGCACTGTAATCGGTGGCAACGCAGCCAGCCCAATCACTGGTACGACAATCACCTCTACAGGTGGTTTCACTGGTGATCTGGTAGGCGATGTAACTGGCGATATTACTTCTGCTAACACATCGACCTTCAACAACATCACAGCCAGCGGTACAACAACTGGTACGTTTGTAGGCGACCTCACAGGTGATATCACTTCTGCAGGACAGTCTACGTTTAACAACGTAACGATCTCCGGTACACTGAATATGGATGGGGCTACAACAGCTACTATCCAGAACCTGACTGAGCCTACAAACCCACAAGATGCTGCTACTAAGAACTATGTAGATACTGGCCTTGCGGACTTGGTTGCTGCGGCCCCCGCTGCATTGGATACGCTGAATGAACTGGCGGAGGCGCTGGGCGACGATGCGAACTTCAGCACCACCATGACTAATGCTCTGGCGGGTAAGGTAGCAGATACTGGCGACACGATGACAGGCGATCTGATTATGTCAGGTGCTACTGTCACTGGTCTGCCTTTGCCCACTGCAGGTACGGAGGCCGCTTCTAAAGCTTATACCGACCAACAGGATGCTCTGCAGGTAACCCGTGCTGGCGATACTATGTCTGGTTCGCTTGGTATGGGCGGCAACAAGATTACCAATATGGGAACCCCCACAGTTGGTACAGACGCAGCTACTAAGGCTTACACAGACGGTATTTTAGGGTCAGCTACCTCGGCAGCGGCAAGTGCAGCGGCTGCAGCTACATCTGAGGCAAATGCAGGTATTTCAGAGACTAATGCAGCTACTCATGCGGCTACTGCGACATCCGCAATCGCAACCAGCCAACAGTTTCTAGATACATACTTTGTATCTGCCACGCAGCCGACAGGTCCAAATGTAACATCAGGCGACCTTTGGTTTGACCAGACAAACAACCTGATGAAGGTTTATGGTGCCACCGGCTGGCAGAGTGCGGGTTCATCAGTGAACGGCACTGTAGAGAGACAGGACTATGGAGCTACTGCAGGCCAGACAAGCTTCGCAGCGGTCTACGATACTGGCTACGTCGATGTGTATTTGAACGGTGTGAAACTAGCACCTTCCGACTTTACCGCAACAGATGGAGCCAATGTGGTCTTGGCCTCTGCAGCGGCGGCTGGGGACACGGTTTCTATCGTGTCTTTCGGCACCTTTGAATTGGCAGACCACTACAACAAAACAACAGTCGATGCTCTGATCGACGATGTGGAAACATTAGCATTGGCAGGTATATAATATGGCTATTAACACTACTCAGATTGAGGCAAACCTCACAACTAAACTTAACGCCACCACAGGCACCACGGAGGGTAAGGAGTTCTTGCTCTTAGGTAAGGCTGTAGAGGCTCTCACGCCCACTGTTACGGTCAACAGCGTGATTACAGAGGGCACAACGCAAGTCGGATTAGTGAATACTGCGGGTACTACTCAGGTGGGCCTAGTCAATACAGAAGGCACTACCCAAGTAGCTGCCGTACAAGCGGCTGCGGCTGTCTATGCACCATTAGCTGACCCGACCTTCACAGGCACGGTCAACGCTGCGGCTCTTACGCTTTCAGGCAACCTCACGGTAAACGGTACAACCACCACGGTGAACAGCACTACTCTTGATGTAGCAGACCTAAACATCACAATCGCTGATGGTGCGGCTGATGCGGCTGCGGCAAACGGTGCTGGTATCACGGTAGACGGTGCGTCTGCTACGATGCTCTATACCTCTGCGACCGACACATGGGATTTTAACAAGGCTGTCACCGGGACGTACACGAACCTACACCCCGTTGTGAACACAAATACAACGGTCACGGGTGCTACAACCTTTGATATGAATAAGCCGATGCACCATTTCGACATGACAGGTGCGGCCTCGTTTACTGGCGTAAACATTGCGGCAGGTAAGACTGCAATGATGGTTCTGGACACCTCTGCAACGCCACACACACCCTCTTGGGGTAGCGATATCAAATGGCCCGAGGCAACAGAACCAGCGTGGGCCAACAGCCGCTACTGGATTGTATCGTTCACCTGCCTTGATGGCGCAATCATCTTGGCCTCGGCTTCTGGCTACACGGTTTAAAGGGGGGGTAAGCAAATGAGTTTACCTACAAACTTTTTTATTGGCCGTGCCTTGGGGGGCTATGATTTTACCACCCATACTTTTACTAACGCTGGCGCAACGGGTCGATTTGGCCCTACCCAATCGCAGCTAGACGCAGCATACGGATCTGAGTCTTGGTACTCTACTAACACGTTTAGCTCACAAGGTGGAATCCAGCTATGGACTGTTCCTGCTAGCACAACCTTCAGGTTTCAAATTACAGGCGCTTATGGGGGCCGTGACAAAGAACCGGGCGCTCCGGCAAATATCACTGCTGATATCCCTCTGCCAAGAGGACAAATAATAAAAATCCTCGTAGGGCAGCGAGGGCTTCCAACTTACAAAGAAGGTAGTGCTGCTGGTGGCGGGGGTGGTACCTTTGTTACCTACTTCGACAACACTCCGATTTTGGTAGCTGGCGGCGGTGGGGGTGCGGACGGTGGCCCCCCTGGCGGTGACGCTTCCTTAACGACATCTGGTGGGCAGGACGGCGATTCTACTGTGGCTGCTAGTACCAACGGGGCAGGAGGTCTAGGTCAAAACGGTGCTGGTGGCGGAGGACTTACGGGCAATGGGGCCAGTACTAGCTTTGTTATTGCCACCCCTCCAAATGTAACTAACCCCGAAGGCGGTACTTCCTTCACTAATGGAGGTACTGGTGGTCGAGGCTTCCACAAAGGCGGTTTCGGCGGTGGCGGTGGCTCTGCTGGTGCCAGCGACGGCGGCGGCGGCGGCGGCGGCTACTCTGGAGGCTGTGGCGGTAACGGTGGTGAAATTACGTACGATACCGGCGGTGGTGGTAGTTTTGTAATTTCGACAGCTACAAACGTATCTAAAGTTCTAGCTGCCGCTGCTGTCCTAAATTCCACACCGGATGCTGGATTCGTAACCATTACTCAGCTCTGAAGTAATAGCCTGTAAGGAACACACCCAATGAGCAAAGCAAGAATACTAGCCGACCTGATTTCTGACAGTCAGATCACGGCTTCCGAAATCACAGGCCTAGAGCTAAACGCAATCCAAGAAGGCGACACTATTGTCGAGGTATCGGATGACGGTAGCGGCGGTAAAGTAGTTGTCCGTGTGGATGGCGCTGACAATGCAGAGTTTAACGCTGGCGGGATTAAAGTCCCGTCAGGAACAACCGCACAGCGTGACCCAGCGGCTGTTGTAGGCTCTCTGCGATACAACACTACTACGGGCTTCTTCGAGACCTTCACAGGCGCTGGCTGGGGTGCTGTGGCTACTCCCCCTAGTATTATTGGGATCACACCTAGTAACTTCAGCGGCGAGGCTGGTGCTACTTTTACGGTCAATGGTGCGTTCTTTGATGCAGATACCACAGCGGTATTTAAAGGTGCTGACGGTACAGAGTACGCCGCTGCTACAGTTACTTTTGTTGACGGTACTCAGATTACACTTACCAACGCCACAAACCTTCCTGTATCTAATGAACCTTTTAGGGTTAGAGTTACTAACGGTGCTGGTCTATCTGTAGAAAGCATACAAGGCATTGATGCAGGTTCTGTACCAGCCTTCACAACAGCCGCAGGTTCTATTGCAAGTGCTACATGGACTGACCCAGTTTCGGTAACGGTAAACGCTACGGACGCTGAAAACACTATCTCAGGCTATGTGGTTACTGAAGGTAGTCTACCAGCGGGTCTTTCTTTAAACACCACCACAGGTGCAATTACGGGCACTTCTACAGAACAGGCTACAACCACCTATACGTTTACTATCGGTGCTACAGATAGCGTAGGTAATACGAACACACGCCAGTTTAACATTCAGATTGTTAATGCTGCGCCTGTTTGGAATAGCCCTGCGGAGGGCGGCACTGAGGGATTAACCCTAAATGTGGCAGGTTCTGTTACCCTAGATGCTACAGACCCAGAAGGCGAGGCTGTTAGCTACACTTCTGGTACGCTGCCTACAGGTCTTTCTTTAAGCGGAAATGTTATCTCTGGGACGCCTACCGTTGAGGCGAACACTAGCGTTGCAGTTACTGCTTCTGATGGGTTTGCGTCTAGTGTAAGAAACTTTTCTATCAATGTTGCAACACCTTTAACCATTTCGTTAGCTTACTCCCAAGGATTAAGCGGAATACAAGACCTCGTTATTAATGGCGTTACTAGACCTCTAAACTTTCAGACCTACAATAATAAAGGTTGGGTCGAGGTTATGTTTCTTGCGGATGTTGCGGATGGCCTTCAAACCACTACGGCATTTTATAACCAGCCGGGGACAGATTACCTTCTCAAGGAGGCCAATGTAGTAAACGGCGGTCTTGATTACACCTCGGATCATTCATTTGTTGCCTTGGGTTCTGGCTTTTCAGGAACAGACATACTATTTACCAGCAAATCCTCTAAGACTTCTAGCTCTATTGTAGCTACTGGATATAATGAAAACGCTGCACTTCCGTTGGTAGCATCTTCAAACCTAATTAGTAATCTCGGCTCTAACGGAATTAATGCGGTTAAAGATAGGCTAACAGGCTACTTCACTGGTAGTACGGTAGGATTTTCGTCCCTTTATGGTAACGCCTCAAACCCCTCAACTAATGAGTATTCGGCATCTTGGGATAAGGGCGGCCTTGACTTTGGTATATTACTTCATTCCCGTGGTGGCGCACCGCAAACAGATCACTGGATGATTGCTTCTGGGCAAACAAGCGCTCCTTCTACTTATTCCCCAAACATAGGGTTTAGAGGTACTAGTTCTAGTGATTCCTATTACGGAAAGAATGTTGGTTCTTGGACTAGCTCTACGCTCCATAAAGCTACAGCCTCTGAGATTCGATCTACAAACGTATTTAGTGTTTGGATAACAGATATGTAACCCATGCCACAAACCCAAGAAGGTCAGCACATATCCAAAAGTAACAACCAACTTAACCCTTGCTAATACACTAACTAAGTGCTAAAATCTTAAACAGTAAATCCCCACAGTTCAGGCACTTATGACAGAAGAAACCCCAGAGTTTCGGACTGTCCGGCTAACCCCTCCCCATAATCGTATATCCATGCATGTTAGACCTCTAGAAGTAGCTGACCTCACTCAGGTGATGGAAATAGCGAAATGGCTTCATCAAAACTCCCGCTACAAAGTATTTACCTTCGACGAACAAAAAGTTCTGCGGTTAATTGCAGGTAGTTTGCTAGAGGATGCTCCCTTTTTTGTATCCGTGGCAGAAAAGGACGGAAAGATACTTGGGTACTTTCATGGGTACGTTGATTACCACTATTTCAGCGACATGAAGTACGCAGGAGATTGGGCGGTGTGTATTTTACCTAAATACAGGAAACACGCACCAAAGATTTTAAGACAATTTGTTTTAGCGTTTGAGCAGTGGGGTCGTGAAAACGGCGCAGAAGAAATATCAATCGGGGCGTCTACTGAAGCCTACGGAACTGGATACAAAAAATTTCTACAACGTATGGGCTACAGGGATGTCGGTTTCCTAGCCGTGAAAGGATAAAACTATGAGTTTTAATAAAAAAACTACTAATGCGCTATCAGACACACAGATGGCGGATCTAAAGACGGAAATTAACGCAGCGGCGGCGGCTAACAAAGCCCCTGCCGTAGACCTAACTGGTGTTATGAGCGGGTTGGGTACTCTTAACACAGGACAGGGCACTATAAATACGGGCATTTCTGATGTTAGCGGCGATGTAACGGGGGGGTTTTCTGACCTTGATTTGTACTTAAAAGAGCAGTTTGGAAAAGCAGGTGGCCAACGTGTCGATCTGATGTCTAATATGGGCAAGGGTATGGCAGAACTGAACAACCTAAACCAAGGACGTTCTGATGCTCTGGGGAAACAGGTTACCGAAGTAGGCGGAGATGTAACTCAAGGCTTTGCAGATCAGACCACCCGATTTGATACGTTGGATACATCTATCGGTGATGTGCAGACAGGTGTTAATACTGCAAATACTGGTATCGATGATATGGGTGTAGAAATGGGCAACCGCTTCGACACCACTGATGAAAATTTCACCCAAGCTGGCGATGCCCTAACCAAAGGCTTTACTAACACACAGGATGATATTGCAACGCTGCAAACGGAAGCACTAAATGGACAGGATAATATTTTATCTGACTTAACCACCGCTAAGACGGAGCGTGACTCTTATAACGTAGCTAACACAGATGCGCAGACTACACTGCTTGAAAATCAAACCCAGTTTAAATCTAACTTTGATGATTACGTTCAGCGGTATTCAGACAATACAACGCTACAGAACGACACTCTGGGCGGTATCCAAGACGGCCTAACTGGCTTTGCTGGAGATGTTAATAATAGCCTAGCAGGTCTAAATTCCGCAGTGGGTGCTAACGCAGACGCAACAGCGGCAGCGGCGAACGCAAACTCTGCACAAGCAGGTAGCGTAGAAAGCATTCTGCAAGGCGGCTTTAATGATTTGGGTGGTAGCCTTAATTCACTAGGTGGTAATCTGAACACACTAAGCGGAGACTTGGGCGGTGTTGATCAGAATGTTAGCGGTCTAGCAGGTGATATCGCAGGCCTCTCCCAAGGACAGTCCGGTATTGAGAGTGCTATTTCTTCTGGTTTTAATACTAGCCAAGGCTCCTTGAACACGCTGGGTAACTCACTGGGCCAAGACTTTGGTCAGTTACAAAGCAATGTTTCCAACAGCGTAGACAGCATGGGCAACGATCAAGTTGATTACTCTAATCAGTTTGAAAAAGTCACTGGCCAGTTGAAATCTCTATCACAACTTAGCGGCCTTCCTGATCAGATGCGTCAGCAATTTGGCCAGCTTAGTGGCTCTTTCGATAAGCAGGGTAACCTGATCCAGAACAGCATCGACGAACAGGGTAACACAATCACCCGTGCCATGGATAACCAAGGTAACATGCTTCTGCGCAAATTTGATTCCGGTGGCGCAAGTATGGGTCAGATGGTCATGAACCTGAATGACGTTATGGGTCAGATTAATCAGCTAGGTCTGGTGCCTGGAGGCAGTGCAGGCATGGGTAATCTATCACAGCCGCTGCAAGATCTAGGGACAGGTAATGGGGGTTTCATGTCGCCATACGGTCTAACGCAATAAAGGACATTTTATGCACCCCAAATCAATCTCTGACCAAGGCCTTAACTTAATCAAAAAGTTTGAGGGTCTGCACAAAGTAGGGCCAGACGGTATGGTAGTTCCATATCGCTGCCCTGCCAATATTCTCACCATCGGCTATGGCCACACTAAAGGTGTGAAGAAGAATATGCGTCTTACAAAGCAAGAGGCAGAAGACCTTTTGCGGCAAGACATGAAGATCTACGAGGCCGATGTTAAACGTCTGGTCGATGTACCTTTAACGCAGTACCAGTTCGATGCCCTTGTGTCGTTTGTATTCAACCTTGGTAGTGGTGCCTTCTCAGGATCGACTCTGAGGAAAAAATTAAATGCTGGAGATTATTCTGCAGTACCGGCTCAACTGATGCGCTGGAACAAAGCACGGGTTGGGGGCAAACTTCAGCCGCTTACCGGTCTTACACGCCGCCGTTCTGCAGAGGCAGCATTGTTCACATTGGACGCACAGCTACCTAGCGATGACATTGATGTACCAATGGCGCAGAAGCCTGCAGCACAAGACAAGAAACCTCTAGCTAAATCTAAGACGATGGCCGGTGTAGGTATCGCTGGTGCAGCCACAGGCTTGAACGAAATGGCAGGACAGCTACAGGGGCTTGTAGCCTACGCTGACAGCCTAAAGACCATTTTCCTACTCTGTGCAGTCGCCGGTATTGCTCTGGCAGCATACGCACGGTGGAAAGATCAAAAAGACGGCGTTGATGTTTAATATCTTTGGCAGAGTGAAAGACCTAATCATTGCGACTTTGGCTATCGCTCTGCCCATCCTCTACATCATAGGACGTATTAAAGGCAAAGAAGCCGAAAAGAATAAAGTCCTGCAAGATGAACTACAGGCCGCTGATCAGGCCAACAGATTTTATAAGGCAATGGCAGAACATGAAAACGACGGTAGCATTGCTGATAGGGGCGGTCTTGTTGAGCGGTTGCGCAAAGACGGTCTATAGAACTCAGCTTGAGATATATTGTCCGCCAATCACGGCGTTTGACGATAGATTTAATAACAAACTAGCCGACGAACTCGAAAGCCTACCCTCGGATGCTACGGCAATCCCAGAGGCCCTTTCTAATTACGCTTACCTTCGGGACCGTGTGCGGCAATGTCAGATTGAAAGGGATGAACTCTAATGGGATTGTGGTCCAGTACATTTGGTGGGGGCAATAGTTTCTCGCAAAGCGTTGCTAACGTAACAACACCTAACGACGGTACAAGTTATTCTGGAGGTAGTCTTACGAGTGACTCTTCTGGTAACCGTGTTAGCGACAGCAACGCTGTTGTAGGAAACGACGGTACTACATTTGACAACGTAACAGGTGCTGTCTCCAGTATCGTTGGCGGCAATGACAGCTACTCAGTTCAGTCTGGTGACAGCTTGTCTGCTATTGCAGCACGTAACGGTACTACCGTTGAGGCGCTTATGGCGGCTAACCCCGGTATCACTAATGCGAACAGCATTCAGGTTGGTCAGAACATTAACATCGCAGGCGGCGGTTCTGGTGGAGTTACGGGCGCAGCCCCTTCGGGTCTGCAGGATGCGCTAGGCTATGTAACTCCTGTAGGTATCATTGGGAAGCTTTCTGGGTGGGCCAACGGCCTTGATCCTAAAGAGGACGCCACTACTGTTGTTGCGGGTCGCCAAGTATATACCAGCGCAGACGGGATGCAGTATTCTTACAACTTCTTAGGCCTGCCTTATGAGGTTGTTGTTGAAGGGGATACTGTCGTTGATAAGCTTTCCAAAAGGGACGAAGAGACAGGTCTTACTGGCTACGAATCCCTAGCTGCACAAGCCACTGCTAATGGTAATGACGACGAAGCTGCCGCTATTATGCAGGAAGCTGCAGATAACGCACAAACAGAGGGCGGAGAGGGTGCAGGATTTGGTCCTCTAAGCGTTGAACAGATTATGGATTGGGCAGAAAAGTCTGGTGCCACTAAGTCTTCAGAAGACGTAGCAGCAATGCTTGCTGATCCTGCTAAGTATCTATCTGACCGAGGCATGAGCCTATCTGAGATTGTGAAGACAATCCAGTTAGATGCGAATGCTGATGGTACAACCCTAGACAAAGACAGCCTAACCGCAGGTCTAAAGGGCGCAGGCGACTACAATGTAGAAACGATTAGCATGGATGATCTGGCGACTTACACAGCCCCAGATAATCCGGGTGCTACAGGATATGATGCTGCTATAGTAGGCGACACTATCCTTGGCGAAGACTACACTGCTAAAGCTATCGCAGGCGAGTATAAAGACGAATACACTGTTGATGCGAATGACTTCGCTATCGACACTACTGGCGTTGCTACAGGTACTAACAAAGACGGTACAACTAACGTAACCGGCGAAGCCTTGAACGAGTATGCGTCACAGGATTTGAGTACGATCATCGACACATCTACTGCTGCAGGTAAACTACTTGCACAGCAGTTGGGTGAGGGTAACTACGTCGATTCCAAGTCTACAATTCTTGGGCAGATGGATATCCTCAGCAAAGAATTTACGGACGCAAAAGGCAATCCTAAAATTCCTGCATGGGCGCAAGGTCTTTACCGTAACATGAGCCGTAATGTTGCCTTTAACGGTATCACAGGTACAGCGGCGACTGCAGCATACGCTAATGCGATGATGGAAGCGTCTCTGCCTATGGCTAAAGATGAAGCTAAGTTCTTCCAAGGTTTGACAGAAAAAAACCTAGATAACCGCCAAGAGATGCTGATTAACAAAGCAACTGTCCTGTCGAATATGGATGTGGAAAATCTACGGGTGTTTTCTAAGGCTGCATCTGACAACGCTCGTAACATGCTAGACTTCGACACTGCCGCACTAGACCGTGAAAACGAGGCTATGCTGCTTAACATCGAAAACCGTGTACAAGCATTGTTTGAAGACACAAAAGCAGAAAACCTAGCCCGTGAGCATTATGCAGACGAAAGCAACGAAATGCGCCGTTTCTATGACGGTCTTGTTGCCCGTGCTGACGAACACCGTGCTAATGCTACTAACGAAGCCCTACGCTTTAATGCAGGCGAGACTAATGACGGTACTGAGTTCCAATTAAACAACGAGCGTTTGCATGAGTTCTTCCAAGCAGAGTTTGGTTTTGACATCGATAAGTATGTCGCTGATTGGCACCAGAAGGTTGAAGAAACAAACACTAAAATGCTGTATGATGCTGCTTCTGAAGACGTGATGAATTCTACGGACCTAACAACAGAATTGTTGAACCGTACATGGGAAGACGTTGACCAACTGCTAGACTTCTTCTTCAAGGGCGCACAGACAATGGAAGAGCTAGACGTACGTTTGCTTATTGCAGAGTTACAAGCACAGTCTGGTAGCAAGAGCGGTGGCATACTTTCATCCCTTATCGGTGCTGCAGCCACACTAGGCGGTGCGTATATTCAGTATGGATCTGACGCACGGATGAAAGAAAACATCGTACCGCATGATACGCTTAATGGTGTCAATTTCTACACATGGGATTGGAACGAAAAGGCGAAAGCCATTGGTTGGGATAAGTACCCGACATTTGGTGTGATCGCACAAGAGGTTCAGAAGACCCATCCTGATGCGGTTGTCGAGGGAGACCACGGTTATCTAATGGTTAATTATGGGAAACTGAAGAATGAAATTTAATACCGCAATTGAAAAATCTATCAAAGCATTTCTGGACGGGAAGATGCCAGAAAAGCTGATGGAAGTGTCCGAGGAAGAGCTGATTTACACACCTGAGTACATGGACACACTAGAAGAAGAGTTTATGAATGAAGAGGTAGGAGACGAAGATGAAGCCTAATTTTGATGGCCCTATCCCCGGTGAACATTTCTTATCAGATAAACGTAATTATCCTTGGCATCGGCCACCCCAAATTAAGTCCTATAACGGTACTGTGGAGTATGTGATGGGTCGTCTAGAGGACGATCAAACTTCAGAGTTAGTTTTCTCCCTAATTCAAATGGAACGACCCCTAACGAATATTGTTGCGTCTTTGATGATGCAGGGTATCGCTAAAGGTAAGTTCCAGATTGACATGGCTATGTTAGCTGCTGGGCCTGTCTACCGCTATATCAAGATGATTGCTGATAAAGAGGGCTTTAAGTACAACGACGGGTTCAGTGATAAGCGCACACCGATCACACCTACCACCCTCAAATTGGCTATGGGTATTATTGACCCTGTTGATGATGCAGAGGAGGTCTCTGAGACCCCTGCAGAGCCTGTCACAATGCCTGAAGGCGGCTTGATGGGCAAACCCAGTACAGATGACCTAGAGATTGCGTCTGTGGACGAACAGGAAGCGATGCTGGGTATGCTAGAAGAAGAGGAAGAGACAGATGTCGTATAAGAAGACGAAAGCCTCCCTCAAATCCCGTCTAGCGTCAGGTGACTTTGTACAGCAGGATTTTTCTGCTGCAGAACAAGGAATCATGGCAGGTGCAAATATCATCGCTCAAGGTATGAGAGATAAGTACATAGAGCGCCGTGAAGAGGAAAAGCGTAAAGCTGCCGCTGCTGCCAAAAGGGCTGCTGCCTCTCGCAAGGCGGAAAAAGAGGCACAGAAGAACTTGCGTATTGCTACTTCTATTGCCACCCGCTTTGGCGTTGAAACTCAAAATACACAGGCAATGTCTCATATCATGAACGAGGTAGAAATCTACGGCAAAGATGCTGTCGATCTTATCCAAAAAGACTATGAAGACGGTAAATTCACGCTTCCAGAAGTGGAAGTCACCGAAGAATATGTTACCGGTGCTAGGGCCGACCAAGCGCCGCCTATGCGTCTATCACCAAATCCTGATGGCAGCATGCGTACTACCTTAGATATTGGTGAGGCGATTGACGATCTAGAAGCAACCGGTAGTCCCGCCGCTTCTGCCGCACGGTCTGCAGCCGAAAGCCGTTTCAGCCCACAACAGCTAAACAAGGGCGAAGTACAGACAGCGACCACCACTTCACAAGGGTTTGCGTTTGATCCTAACGCTAAAAATAGCGAAATTGATTGGATGTCTGTGTCTCAAACGGATGTTGAGAACTTACGCCGGTTGCATGATGCAGGTCAACAGGTTCTGGAAGACCAAGATCTTAAAGTACTTGAATTATATGAAACTGATTTTGCTGCGGCAGAGGCATTGCAAACAACCACAGCAAATAGAGAATTTAATCAGACAATCATAAAAGAAGACATAGAGGGTCTTCAAGCAATAATAGCATCCCCAGATACTGTGTACAGTAAAGAACAAAAAGCTATAGCTCAGACACAACTGGATAATAAGTTAGGCATTGCTCAGACACAAGAAGATGAGCAATCCGCTGCAGATGCTCTTGAGTTCCGTAGAAGCCTTGTGGGTAGGGATGCAAAGTATCTAAGGGGTGTAGGAGCATCTGGAGACTTCACTCCAGAAGAAAAGGCAGAGGCTGCGGCACAATTAGCAGCCCTTCCGGGTGAGCCGTTTAATATTACAGATTATGATGACATTAAGGATGCCACCTTACAGACCATTATTGCTAACCCCAAAACAGATCCTGAAAAGGTCACGGCCCTAGAGGCTTTACTAAGTAATAGACGTAATATGGCTCCAGAAGTTAATGTAGACAGCCCAGATTACATAGTTACCTATGTAGATGAGACAGGTCAAAAGCAGGTCACTGTGGCAAAACTTGCAGAAGGCGGCGGTGGGTTTGTTGATTTGACTACAAGTACGCCAGTAGTCCCCGCCCCTGATACTTCACCCATTAACATGGAACTGCAGAGTACACTATCTTCAGACCTCGCTAAAATAAATACACCATTAATTAAACCTTTGAAGGCAGCAAGGTCTTCTATGGTTTCAACATTACGATCTGCAAAGAGGCTTGATGATTTGGTTAATCCTGTCACGGGCAATCCTGAAATTTTAACAACTATTGGTAGTGTCGGTCCTAAGATTTTAAAAAGAATTGGGCTTGAAGGTAAGGCAGCGTTTGATCTTATCGCAGGTGCAGGCAATACAACACAAGGTTTGTCTCTTTTAGATCAGCGTTTTAATGCATATATTAATGAAAGTAACCTTACAGGTTCGGCCCGAGCGGCGGCTCTTTTTCAGGCTGAAAAGGTCAAGATGGCCTTTATGTTTGCGGCGTCTGCTTTAGGACAGTCGGGACAGGGTTTGTCAGATAAAGACTTTTCAAGAGCTTTAGAAATACTAGACAATGGAAGCGACTATAAAACTTTCTCCGAAAATTTAAGATCACAAACTCTGTCTGTAATTGAAGCTACCAACACAGAGATAGACCAATTTAATAAAGATGGTGCAGTTATAGTTCTAAACCGTATAGATGTTTCTGGACAAGTTATGGCTGGATACAAGCAAACCGCTGAAGAATTTGCTGTGTCGAATAACTTAGGTGATGCATTTGCGTGGGCTAAATCAGAGGTAGATACTGCCCCACCGACTGCTAACCCACCGACTACTAATCCCCCTACACTGGAAGAGTTTATTGAAAGAGCCCGTGAGCTTAATGTGGGGACATCGGATGCTGACTTAGAAGCCTATTGGATTAGGGAATATGGAGGGTCTAACTAATGGCTGATATTATTGATCCGTTTAAGGTAAGTGAAGATGACATTATTGATCCGTTTAAGGTAGATGAAGTTGAGGGCCAAGGCGGTTCAACAACAGAACCCGCACAAGAACAGCTAGATGCTATCAGCACTCAGATGTACGAGGGCATGTCTTATCGTGATGCTGCAGACTATTACGACAAGCTTCTGCAGAACCCTAATGTAACTCCACCACCCTCTGTGTTTGGTATGCCTGTACCCGGATATGCGGTATACAAAGACCCTAACACAGGGAAGCGTGAATACATACCGGCACCTACCCCTAATGTGGAAAAGGCATATGGTGATGCTATAGTACAGACGCTAAAGGCACCTTTTTCTGATGAAGTGTCTTTGTCCGATGCATACGAGACTGCTAACAATCCAGAAGCCCGTGTGTCTTTGACTGACAAGGTTTTGATGGGTGCAGGTGAGAGTGTTGGTGCGCTAGTAGAGACCGGTGCAGCGGCTGCAGAAAAGTTAGGCGTCGAGGGTGCAATGGACGCCGTGGCCCCTTTGGTTACAGAAATTGATACGGGCGACAGCATTGCGGATGCTTTGATTACTGATGGTGTACCTGCCATGGTAATGGCCTTTACTGGTGGTGCGGCAGCCCAGCAACTGGTTAAGAACGCCCCGAAATTGATTAAAGGCGCTACTGTTCTATTGGGTGCAGAGACAGCCGCTTCGGCTGGTGTAAGTACCAGTGAAGGTAATCTTTTATTGGGCGATGAGGATTCTACCTTATTCCCTATAAGCAAGGGTCTAGACTTAGGTTCTTCGGAAGCGGATGCCGTTCTTGAGCAACGCTTTAATACCCTTGTTGAGGGCATGTTCCTAAACTCTGCACTTGCGGGTGTAGTAGGTACAGTCATCGGCACTGCACAGCTTGCATCCCGATACACACTATTGCCGCTTCTGTCTCAAGGAAGTCAGTCTGCTATTGAGCGCCGTGTGTATGAAGAAATTACGGAGAAGCTAGGTGGCATAGATCCAAACTCCACACCAGAGCAAAGAGCCTTAATTCGTGATGAAATTGCTGAGATAGTTAATCGCAATAAGGATATTCTAGTACCTACTCTGACAGACCTTGAGACAGATAAGGCTGTACGTCTGGATACTATATCTGCGCTTTTGCGTGGGGTTACTGATCCAGTAGATAAGGCCCGTATTGGTGGCGAGCTTTCCGGTCAAATCCAGCGAGGCGGTCAAGGCGCTCCCAGAACTATTGCAGCCTCTGAGTCATCCTCTAGAGAACTACAGGGCCAGATTGAAGATTACCTTTCTGGTATTGCCGGTGAGACTGCGCAAGATCGTACAGGTGCAATTGCGGCTGCAGCCGACGAACTAACAGAGGTAGGGCGTGGGCGTGTAACCGATGTTGATGCTGGTGTAGGCGCTGCACAAGATGCTTTTGATGCTTCTACTCAGGAAGTTTTGGAAGGTCTTCGCAATGCTGATGTTGAGTTAAGTGGTCAGATTAGTCGCTTAGAAGACGTTACTGGTACTGATATTGTTAAGGGCCAGAGTGCGTCTTTTGATGAGGTACGAGATGGCCTTGTGGCCGCTAAGACCACCATGACAAACACAAAGGATGATCTATACAATGCAATCCCTGAAGGGACGCAATTTGATTACAAAGGTTTTGCTGAAGTAGTTGATGGCGCTATTGCAGAAATTGACCAGCTAGATACCAGTGGAACCCGCACCAAAAGCATTGAACTGATTTCTACTATACGCAGAGCTATGTCTCCACGGACTGTTGTTGAAGAGGGTGTACGACCACCGTTTGGCTTTGCAATAGACACAACCAAAACAATTGATGGCGATGATCTTGCGGCAGAATTGCTTGAGGGTGGTGTGGATTTCCGGGTTCTGTACACCCGTGTACGTCCAGAGCTATCCAAGCTGATCGATCAGGCCTACAAGCGTGGTGACGCAATGGTTGCAGAAAGACTTCGCACGGTGAAATCTGCAATTGATAAACAGGTCAGTTGGATTGGAAAAAATGGAGACCCCGAAGCTGCGGAAGCCGCTGATGCAGCCTATGAATACTACACAGAAGAATTTGCACCTATATGGCGTGATGGCGGTGTAATGGAGCGTTTTGGAGACCTGTATAATCCTGTTATGACACGGGGTACGCAGAAAGCCGAGTTCCTTGAGCAAAGCCGTGATTTAGTTACAGGTGTTCTGCAAGGAGACAATGCGGATAGAGTTTTGAATATGAAAACTGCATTGTCTAAAGTAGCTGACCCAAAACCTATTGCTGACTACATGATTGCAGATGTTATTAATGGCTTTGCTGCAGCGGTACGATCAGATGGTATGTCTGCAGAATCCTTGAAGGGTATGTCAGATCGTCTACGTCAGTACGCTGTGTCCCTTAATGAGGCATTTCCTGACAGAGCAAGTCAAATTAACGGGCTTGTTTCTCGCATAGAAAGCGCCGCAGGTAATGAGCGTGTGTTGCAGGAAACCTTAAAGCAGGCGGAAGAGCTTGCTTCACAAACTCGTACAGACGTTCGCAATTCTGAGCTAGGTAAGTTCTTCAGTAAGTTATCTGGCCGTGAAATGGAAACAAGTGTGGCACCAGAAGCCGCATTCCGTCAGATATTTAAAGAAGCCGAGGGTATTGGTACAATCCAAGAGATCCTGAATCGTGTAGACGAACTGCCCACGGCTCGGGCCGATGTTGTACGGGATGGCATGGAAGCAGCCTACTTGAGATACCTTTCTGAGGGTATTACCGCAGCTAAGATGCAAAGCGGTGGCTCTCAAGCACTAAAAGGTGCCGCTGCAGATAAGATACTCAATGAGGCCAACAGTGTATTAGACATTGGGCGGCAGGTGTTTAGTACTAAACCTGAAGTGATGGAAACCATAGAGACACTGTTAGAGTCTGCCCGTCTTATTGAACGTCAGAAACAAGCGCAGCCTGTAGCAGGTATGTCGCCCACGGTGTTTAACCAAGAAGCTACTCAAGCTACCAACCGCATGATTATGACACTTGTAGGGCCACTTACCCGCACAGGTGCAAGAATACGGTCTCTGGCAGGTGCAGCATTCGATGCATTAGACAGCGGGACTAAAGCCTCTATGGTTCTGGATAATATCTTTGCAGATCCAGATTACTTCCTAGAGCTTTCCCGCAAGTATAATAGGCATCCTATGGACCCGCTGGCACAAGAGAACCTGATAACAGCCCTGACCGCCTCTGGTACTAAAACTGTTAACGCAGAATCCAGCTACCTCACCGATCAAAACAATACCAATCAACAGATGGAAAGCTTGCTGGGTTACCAATAAGAAAAGCCCCCAGACCTAAATCTGAGGGCATGTTCACTTAACAAAGGGTTAGTAACGCCCTTTAGCCCAATT